CTGTCGTGTTTGCTGTTAAAGAATTTTTACCTACAGCAGTATTGTTACTCGCGGTTGTGTTCGCTCCTAATGAACCCGATCCAACGGCAGTGTTACTGCCACCCGTTGTGTTTGCATCAAGAGACTGTAAGCCAACGGCAGTGTTAGCCGAGCCTGTGGTATTTGCATTTAAGGCTAAATAACCAACGGCTACACCTGAATCACCTGTGGTATTTGCAGCAAGGGTTTGATAACCCACAGCCGTTAAGTTGCCTTGAGTGGTGTTTACTTTTAAAGAATCTTTACCAATTGCCACATTGTTCGAAGCGGTGGTATTGGCGTTTAAAGCATAGGCACCAATTCCAGTGTTACTAGCACCTGTGGTATTAGCTCCTAAAGACGCTGTACCTATTCCTGTGTTATAACTGGCTGTGGTGTTAGCATCTAGTGAGCCTTTACCGACTGCTACGTTTTCTGCACCTGTGGTATTGACTAATAAAGCATTACCGCCAACCGCAGTGTTGTTATCCGCAGTCGTGTTCGCACCTAGTGCGTTATCGCCAATAGCTGTATGTCCATCGCCTGTGGTGTTAGCGTCTAGTGAATTTGCTCCGACTGCTACGTTGTCTGTTCCAGTGGTGTTTGCTGTTAAAGCTGAATGACCAAAGGCTGTGTTGTTTGATGCTGTAGTGTTCGCTCCTAAAGCTGCATAACCAAAGGCGTTATTATTACTTCCTGTCGTATTGGCATCCAAAGATGTAGAACCAAAAGAATTATTTTCTGAGCCTGTGGTGTTTGCGTCTAAAGCACTTTTACCAACTGCTGTATTATTAGATGCTGTGGTATTGGCATCTAAAGCCAAAGAACCAACTGCTGTATTTGATGCTCCTGTCGTATTAACCAATAAAGCATTATGCCCAACTGCTACATTGTTATTTGCTGTGGTATTTGCTCCTAAAGCTGCATAACCAACTGCGGTATTATTACCAGCCGTTGTATTGGCATCTAAAGCCAAAGCACCTATAGCAGTATTTGGAGTACCTGTCGTGTTTACTTCTAAAGCTTTAAAACCAACTGCTGTGTTATATGCCCCTGTGGTGTTTGTTGTTAAAGCACCTTTGCCCACTGCTGTACCGTAAGAGGCTGTGGTGTTTGCGTCTAAAGCTGTAGCACCCACTGCTACATTATCAAGACCTGTAGTGTTTACTAGTAATGAGCTAGCACCCACTGCTGTATTATTAGCACCTGTGGTGTTTGCTCCTAAAGCATCTTTACCAACTGCAACATTATTATCTGCAGTTGTATTCGCATCCAGAGCCTTTTGTCCTACAGCAGTATTGGATGCTCCTGTGGTGTTTGCTAATAGAGCATCAAGACCAACTGCTGTATTATTCGCTCCTGTAGTCGTGGCATTTAATGCCTTATAACCAACTGCTGTATTATCATCTCCTGAAGCACTTCCAGCTAAAGCAGTAAAACCAAGTGCAGTATTATTGCTCGCAGTAGTTGATGCACCTAAACTTCCTGCTCCTAATGCAGTATTGTAATTACCTGTAGTTAAAGCATCGGCTGATCCTTTGCCAACTGCGGTATTGTCTGCGCCAGTGGTGTTTGCCTCTAAAGCACTTCTTCCAACTGCTGTATTGTTTGCTGCGGTATTTGCTCCTAAAGCACCAGCACCAACTGCTGTATTGTCTGATTGTGTGGTAATTGCATCTAAGGCATATCCACCAAAAGCAACATTATTACTACCAGTAGTAGCAGCACCAAGCACTTCATAACCAACTCCTACATTGCCTGTTCCTGTGCTGATCTTATCTCCTCCCCAATGCCCTACAATAACATTACTTTCTCCAGTAGCATCGTTAAGTGCATCACGACCAATGGCTAGGTTATAGTTTGTTGTAGTCGCTGTTGCCAAAGCCTGATGCCCAATGGCTAAATTATTAGAGCCTGTGGTTAGTGCAACACCTGCACTTCCACCTATAGCAAGATTTTCACTTCCTGTGCTGTTTACCAATAAAGCACCTGATCCAATCGCAGTATTGTTGCTCGCAGTTGTGGTTGCCCCAGCAGCATTATCTCCGACTGCCGTGTTATCTGAACCACTGGTCACTGCATCAAGTGCAGCTTCACCAATAGCTACGTTGTCTGTTCCTGTGGTTAAAGCTGTTCCTAATGAACCAGAGCCTAAACCTATATTGCCTGTGCCACCTGTCATATCGAGGACATCGGTAACTGCTGCGCCTGATCCTGCACCATCGGCAACCACCATCTTGATGCCGCCATTCGGTATGACAACATTGGCTCCTGTGCCTTGGCTGATGGAAACTGCGTAGCCAGCAGAGTTCTGGATAACCCAAGTTTTATTGACTGTATTCGGTGCGAGGGTAACTGTGTTCAGTGCAGTGATCGAACCTGCTAAAGTTAAGGCATAAGCCCTTGCTGCATCGGCTGTACCATCTGCTATAGTAATCGTATGCGAAGTTCCAGTTATGGTTTCAGAACCACTACCCCATGCTTCCCCGATTAATTCTAAATTTGTGTTGGTACTTGTTCCCCAAGTACCTGACTCATCGCCAGTAGCGATTTCTTTGAGTCTTAGGTCATTTACATAAGTAGCCATATTATTTCCTCATAATAAATTATGCTGCCTCATCTTTCCAGTCTGGAGACTGGGATGGGCTGATTGTTGAATAAGAAGGTGACTGGCTTGGGCTAATCCCAGTCCAGTTTGGTGTCTGGTCTGGAACAATCGAACTCCAAACCAATAAAAATCCTGTTCCACCTGTTGCATAAACTCCTGTTAATGCAACATTACTATGCCCAACAGCAGTTATTGAACCTAAAGCACTGGTTCCTGCTAAACCTGTTATTGAAATAACATTAACAGTAACAGTGCTAACACTGGCTAACGCACTGGTTCCTGCAACTCCCGTAGGATACACATTTGCATCCCCAGTAACAGTTTCATCGCCTTGGGAAATCGTGGAAGCTGTTCCACTGACTCCTGTAATAGCAAAGCCCGCTGCGATTACTGTGCCTACAGCGCCTGTCCCCGCAAGTCCTGTTTCTGTTACATTGGCTGCACCTGTTGCGGTGACACTTGCTACTGCACTGGTTCCTGCTACTCCTGTTTCAGCTACATTGGCTGCACCAGTTGCAACAACTGTACCAACTGCACCTGTCCCTGCGAGTCCTGTTTCTGTTACGTTGGCATCGCCAGTAACAGTTTCTGTGCCTAATGCTGTTGTCCCTGCTACGCCTGTCTCTGTAACAATTGCAGCACCAGTAGCTACAACTGTACCAACGGCTCCTGTTCCAGCTAAACCTGTTACTGCAACATTGGCATCGGCACTGACTGTTTCAGTGCCTAAAGCAGAAGTACCTGCAAGCCCTGTAAGGGCTACAGATACATCAACTGATGCGGGTTCGCCCCAAGGACCATCCCCCCATCCAGCACGACCCCAGCCAACAGCCATGACTGGCTTACGCTATTCTAATAACAGCGTTACTTGCGTCTGCGGTTGGGAAAGTTATGGTAAAACTACCTGCTGTACTTGTTTTATCTCCACCGAAATCAAATACTGCAACCGAAGGATCGCCTGTAGCTGTGTCATTGAATATCATGCAACCTCTTGCAGTAATAGTACAAGTACCAAAAGTCAAATCAGCAAAATCCGTTAACGCAGTCGTTCCCGAAGTAGTTGGAGTTACATTAGTTAATGCACCGCCTTTTGCTGTGTAGTTTGTGCCAGTTGCTTCCTGCGAAGTAGAATAAGCAGTTGTTGATGCACTCATAGTTGCTGAACTGGTATAAAGAGCCAGATTAAAAGTGTTCCCACCAGTCGTTTTAAAGTTATGTACTGCCTGCAATATTTCACTCTTGAAAGACGTACACATTGCTTGTGTTATAGCCATTATAGCCTCCTGATTATATTTGCTAAGTCTTTGTGACCTTGCGCTTCCAATTGATTGCATATCGTACAAATATGGTTTTTGATTGCCTCTCTCATATAGTATGCAATTATCCTATGACACTGGTTTTTAAAAGCGTGTGCCTGCGCTTTTAACTGATCAGGAGCAGTATCTGCAACCGAAACCAATCTGTTGGTTGCCATCTTAGCAACCTCCTCTACTGTATGCCCTCTATTATGGGTGGTTTTTACCCCCAGATTGCCTACAGATAATTCAAAAGCATCTGTTTCCATTAAAATTTATTCGGTTCTGGCGGTCTCAAAGAAACTGTGTCCACAACCTCTACATTGTCTGTTCTTCCCGAAATTCCAACTGGCTCTGAATGTTCCATCTGTACTTCGGAATGTTTTGTTATTTTCAATTGCCCTTCATCAAAATATACCACAGGCGGATCGTCAAGCCTATGATAACCATATAATTTGTACTTTTCTGGTATGTTTGTATCAAGCAACGATGACTTGGAAGCAATCTTTATATCGATGCCTTTGTCAATACATTTAGACAACCAGAACTCACAGCAGGAACGACCCATCTCTGCAAAGTGTCGATTCCGCTTGTAGGTAAAATCGGCTCCATAAATACTCAGCCTTCCTACCTTATTCCATAAAGCAAAAGCAATTGCGTAGGAAATGGTATTGTTAAAATAACCGCAACCCACATCATCGATCAGGCTCTCAATAGGATAAAGTTCAATCCTTGGAACCCTTTTGTCTTTTACACAGGAATAAATGGGGCATTTCAATTTTGGCAAAGTATCACGCATGATCTCTGTCTGTGGTCCTGCATCTTCGGTATCAAAGAATCTGGATGCTGGGTCCATCATAAATACCCGATCAGCCTTGATCACAGCGCACATCGAGTTGATTGCCCACACTTCGTCAAACTTGACGCTGTGGGAAATGCTCATGTGGTAATCCAATTGGCTCTCGCCCAAGGCTACGATGGCAACACTTTTCCCTTCTAACTTTTTAATAGAAACAGAACGACTACTTCCATTAGTTGCCATACTAACTTACTGGTATTGTAAACTGACCTGATCTGTAGGTGTCTTTTCTATCTCTAGCATCACCAAGCACCCTGAGCCTTCCCAAAGCACTTTCGTATCTTGCATTGTAAACCGACATCATATCCGCTTCGCCCTTCATGTAAACATACCCTTCGATCAAACACGCATACAATAAAGCTGCTGGCGCATTTGTCGAAAGCCATGTCGATTCAGAATCAGAGCCTGCGGTAATCGATGCAGGACGATAAAAATAGTGCAGTTCCACTGTGTATCCAGAATCTGGCGTTGGCGCAACAATAAAGTAATCGTTGCTAAAAATTGCATAATACTCAGGCGCACCTTCTGTAGATGCATTAGGATATACTTCTCGAATCCAGTTTACATCCTTGTTTATCAAAAATGTTTGGTTGCTGCTACTGGTATAGGAAAGAGAATAGGGAGCCAAAAAATCTGTTGGGATTCCCAAATACTCATTGCCAGAAGTAACCGCACCGCTCTGGTTCTTCCTGAACACAGGCAGTTGAACAGTCTCAAGAATACGATCCTCAGCCTGTTTGATAATATCTGGAAGATAAGTCGTAAACGAGGTTTCAGTATTCTGGAGATAGTTCTGAATCAGATTTTTTAACTCAGCATAGGTCATTGTTTTTTATAGCTTTCCTCCGCCATACTTACGCTTTACCTGATCATTGTAATTTTCAACAGTGGAGCCTGCTGCCCAGCCGCCACCACGACCTCTATGCGCTTGTTGCATTGCCTGTTGTCTTTTTGTTGGTCGAATGACTTTTTTAGGCTGTCCCAAATTGGGATCAAATGGTGGTCTCTCAGGTTTTGGTCTTACTGCCATAATCTTATCCTCTAAGTTGTTGTTATTTTAAGCATTCCCACATGACCATGCATAGTCAAGCCCACAGTCCTTGAGCCAAGTGATGTTACACCACCACCTATAGGGTCAAACGCATACAGCCTTCTACTGGCTGCCT